CGATACGGATATAAGAAACCAGTAACAGCGACCTCGAAGGTCTACAACCCAATCCTGAAGGAGAACCGTTTATAATGGAGCAATTCACACCAGCAGCATACCTAATCGCCAACGTTCCATCCGACGACCCGAAGGCGCTTTTAGAAAAGCTAACCGATAAGTTCACCGAAGCTTACGAACGTACAGAATCTTACTATTTTATAGACGACAACGTAATCATGTTCGTTAACCAGCACCCAGATTCAGGTGAAGTTCTTTTTGAAATCCAGGCGCTTACACTAGAGGACAGTGTTAGGGGCGTAGAGGCGGCTACCGAAATCGCTAGCTCCGTTGCTGACATCACTCTTTCCTGGACTGATGTAACCAGAGCTGCCGTCGAGTACCACTCGAATAAGCCAAAAGAAGAGAGCCAGGAATAAAAATGACCGAGACTCTCATTGACATGTACAACAAGGAACTCCAGCAACAACAGTTTGGAGCTCTAGTTGCCGCACGTGTAAACGACATTCTCTCTGGAAATGCAAAAGTCCTAGAGTTTGAAAAAGCAGGCGGAATCTTCAATACAGCTGACCAAGAAGCATTACTTTTTGCTGACACAATCGCGCAGGTTGTTTGCGCAAACTTAAACCGAGGAGAATAATGACAGACGAAGCAAAGTGCCCAGTTCCGCATGGACTAACCGCAAGCTCGACCCCAGAGACCGCTGCAAAAAAGTGGTGGCCAAACGAACTAAGCGTTGAATCACTTCTACACAATTCACCGCTAAGCGATCCTTACGGCCCGGACTTTGACTACGTTGCAGAATTCAAGACTCTAGATCTAGACGCCGTTAAGGCAGACATTGTTGCAGTGATGCACGATTCTCAGCCTTGGTGGCCAGCAGACTATGGTCACTACGGTCCATTCTTTATTCGCATGGCTTGGCACTCAGCCGGGACCTACCGCACCTCAGACGGACGCGGTGGTGCAGGTCAGGGCCTCCAACGTTTTGCACCTCTAAACTCTTGGCCAGATAACGTAAACCTAGACAAGGCACGTCGACTACTTTGGCCAATCAAGCAGAAGTATGGACGCAAGCTCTCATGGGCAGATCTAATGATCCTTGCAGGTAACGTTGCACTCGAAGACATGGGCTTCAAGACTTTCGGTTTTGCCGGAGGACGTGCCGATGTTTGGGAACCAGACAACACTTACTGGGGTTCAGAGACCGAGTGGCTAGCTAACAATCGTTACGACGCCACCCGTGATGCAGGAACTCTAGAGAACCCACTTGCAGCTGTGCAGATGGGACTTATCTACGTAAACCCTGAAGGTCCAGACGGTAACCCAGACTTCAAACTAGCTGCTGCAGATATCCGCGAAACATTCGGACGCATGGCAATGAACGATGAGGAAACTGTTGCACTTATTGCAGGTGGTCACGCTTTTGGTAAGACCCACGGTGCTGGCGATGCTTCACAGATTGGCAAAGAACCAGAAGGTGCAGAAATGCACCAAGCAGGTCTTGGCTGGGCTAACTCGCAGGGCAAAGGTCATTCAGAGGACACTATTTCTTCAGGTCTTGAAGTTACTTGGACTCCAAACCCAACTCAGTGGGACAACGACTACCTCCGCTTGATCTACAAGTACGAGTGGGAGCTAGAAGAGTCTCCAGCTGGTGCAAAGCAGTGGAAGCCTGTTGGTGAAATTGACGAAGCAGATTTTGCTTCTAACGCTCACCTAGTTGGCAAGAAAGTTGCTCCTAGAATGCTCACCACCGACCTAGCATTACGCTTTGGCGATGAAGAGTATGACCGCATCTCGCGTATGTTCCTAGAGGACTTCAACTACTTCTCAGATGCATTTGCTCGCGCATGGTTCAAGTTGACCCACCGCGACATGGGGCCACTATCTCGTTACCACGGTGCAGAGGTTCCAGAAGAAATTCTGATTTGGCAAGACTACGTTTGGGAAACAGAGACTGACCTAAGCGACGAGTCAAAAGCAGTTCTAAGAGGAATCCTGAACCAGCACCTAAACGATGGTTGGTTGACAATTCCTCAGCTGGTTAAGACCGCATGGGCGTCTGCATCAACCTTCCGTAACACCGACAAGCGTGGTGGAGCGAATGGTGCACGTATCTCACTTCTTCCTCAATCAGAATGGGACGTTAACGAGCCAGAAGAGTTGAAGATGACTCTAGAGACTCTAGAAACAGTTATCGCCACCCTTAACTCGATTGCTAGTGGTGCTCGCGAGATCACGCTAGCGGACTTAATTGTTTTTGCTGGCAACTACGCCGTCGAAAAGGCTATCGAGGCAGCTGGACTGAATGTTGAAGTTCCAACAACCCTAGGACGTGGAGACACTGTCCAGGCGTATACCGATGTCGAATCTTTCCAACACCTACGTCCAATCGCAGATGGTTTCCGCAACTGGGCACCAGGTAACGAAGAGACCGCAGAACGTCTACTAATCGAGAAGGCAGCTCTACTAGGACTAACTCCTACAGAGTTGACAGTTCTTGTTGGTGGTCTGCGAGTTCTAGGTGCAAACCACGGTGACTCGACCCACGGTGTCCTAACCGACACTCCTGGAGTTCTTGACAACTCATACTTCCGCAACCTACTAAGCAACGACATCGCTTGGGCACCTAAGGCTGGACAGCCTGGTATCTACGGTTCACACGCTTACAAGGATGGTGAACGTAAGTGGACCGCAACTCGCGCTGACCTAGTCTTCGCATCAAACTCTGTTCTACGTGCAATCGCTGAGGTCTACGCTTCAGATGATGCTAATGAAAAGTTTGTTCAGGACTTTGTCAAAGCTTGGAACAAGGTCATGAACGCCGATCTGTTTTAGCATTAAACCACTTTCGAGAAAGGACTAACAATGGAACTCTGGTCATGGGGCCTTACTGCTATCGGCATCGCTGGCATTTTTGTTGTTGGTCAAAAAACAATCTGGGGCTGGTGGGTCTTACTGTTCAACGAGTGTCTTTGGATGGTCTACGCAGTACAGACCGAGCAGTACGGGTTCATCGTTGCTGCGATTGCCTATGCCATCGTCTACATGAAGTCCTACTTTAGCTGGAGGTTAGATTCCACGGCTAAACCAGTGGAGTAATCTACTTATAAAACCCTTGCTTCGGCGGGGGTTTTATTTTTTGTCCCCCACTTCAACTACAAAGGAGCTAAAAGATGGTAAACTAGAGGTCGCGCTGCTGGTTGACGACGATCCGGCGCAATAAACTCTATCTAACCCTTAAGGATATAACCATGTTCAAGAAGATTGCTCTTGTGGCTGTTGCTGCTCTTACTTTGAGCTTCTCAGCTATCGCTCCAGCATCTGCTGCTACTACCACGCTAACCGCTGGTAGCACAGTTGTTACAACTGGCACCACCTCAGCAACCGCTATCGAACTTCCAGTTCCAGCAGACAACAAAGTTAACACTGCAGACGTTCTAGAAATCGCACTAGCTGGCGTAGCTACTGACACCACAGTCACTGCTACCGCAACCAACGCATTCCTAGTATCATCTACTGACACTGTAGAGCGTCCAGTAAGTTCAACTTCAGGTAGGACTACTGCTTCAGTAGCCACTGGAACCGGAACCACTGCTAAGTTCTACGTTTACACCACTAGCACTGCAGTTGGTACTGTTGTTGTTACTGTTGGTGCTACCTCTACCACTTACTACGTAAAGGGTATTGCTGGCGCTCTAAACAACATCACCGTTTCAACTCCTGCAGATGCAGCTCTAGGCACCACAGCAAAGATTGCTGTTGCTGGTACTGACGTATTCGGCAACCCTGTATCAGGCGCTGTAATCCGCCTACAGGTGATCGAAGCTGCTGCAACTAGCTCATACGACCTAACCACTGGCTCAACCGGAACCGCTTCTCGCGACTTCGCTGCAGTTACTGCTCAGACCGTTGACCTAATTGCTACCGCAACCGTTGCAACTGCTGTTACTGGTCTGAAGGCTCCAACTGCTTTTGTTAAGGCTCAGTTCAAAGTTGTAGACCTAACTGTTGCTCTTGCAGCTAAGGATGCAGAGATCAAGGCTCTAAAGGCTAAGTACAACTCTCTTGTGAAGAAATACAACAAGCACGTTTCAAAGAAGTACCAGGTTAAGCCTGTTAAGTAATTTAATTACAAAGAAGCCCCTCGCGCAAGCGGGGGGTTTTCCTTTAGGGTAAGATAAAACCATGGGTAAAAGCATTATGGAAGTCCTTGCAGCCTTACCAGAGGCTGAACGCGCCGCTGCGCTTGAAGGAATGGACCCCGAGGTTCTCCTCTGGGATTGGTCTGTCTGGGGGCGTCCAGAGCAACAGGCTCCTGAAGGCGACTGGAACATCTGGCTTGTACTTGCAGGACGTGGTTTTGGTAAGACCCGTCTAGCTTCCGAGTGGGTTCGCGAACAGGCTAAGTACACAACTACTGGCCAACGTCGTTTCGCACTTGTTGCCCGTACCGCGGCTGACGTTCGTGACGTTATCGTTGAAGGTGAGTCTGGCATCATGAATGTCACCCCGCCTTCTGAGAAACCCCTATACGAGCCCTCGAAGCGTCGTCTAACTTGGCCTAACGGGAATACTGCAACCCTATTCACCGCGGATGAGCCTGACTCTCTCCGTGGTCCTCAGTTCACTCACGCATGGGGCGATGAGATTGCAGCTTGGCGTCAAACTCCAGATGCTGCAGGTATGACCGCGTTTGACAACTTACGTGTTGGTACTCGTCTTGGTGCAAAGCCAAAGATCTTGGTCACTACTACCCCGAAGCGTACCCCGCTTCTCTACAAACTTATCGAAGAGTCCGCGACTGGCCGTGTTGCCATTACTCGTGGCTCAACCATGGACAACGCGGGCAACCTATCGGGTGCCTACCTTGACACAATGCTTGGTGTATATGAGGGCACCGCCCTTGCACGTCAGGAGCTCTATGGTGAAATGCTCGAAGCCATGGAGGGGGCGATGTGGACCGAGGAGATGATCGAAGCTGGACGTGAAAGCATCTACCCGTTCTCAACACCACTTAGAATTATTGGTGTAGACCCCTCTGTTGCCGAAAACCCGAGAGATGAGTGTGGAATTGTTGTTGTTGCGTCTTCAGCTGAAGGTGATCTTTACAAACGCAATGCGTGGGTGCTTGAAGATGCTTCAGTACTTGGTTCGCCTACTGTCTGGGCTCAAAAGGTTGTTGACATGGCTCGCAAATGGGGCTGTCCTGTTGTGGCCGAGGTTAATCAGGGCGGGGCTATGGTACGCAACGCGATCAACACCATCGACCCATCAATTAAAGTACTCGAAGTCCACTCAAAGCAAGGAAAACAACTACGTGCGGAACCTATATCTCTGGCTTATGAACAACAACGCGTCCATCACGTTGGTTACCTCGCTGATTTAGAGTCTCAAATGATTTCTTGGGTGCCGGGAGAGGGAAAATCACCTGACCGCATAGATGCACTCGTTCACGCGCTCACCGCGCTCCTAATTAAGCCTCCAGCAGGCTTTAGCGGAGGAAAACTACGTGCAAAGAGCATGGGAGATCGTAAGATTGGTCTTCCTGGTATGAACAAAGGCTCTACAGGCCGTGGCGGCACCTTCCGAGTCCGATGAAGATACTAAAAGACGTCTTTCCAGCACACTTAGCGGTAGTTCCTGCTGGATTTTTGGACGATATTTATGATCTAAAGTCAGCACCAGCCACTGAAGGTGCTTACTACCTTGCAACCACCCGTGTAATTGTCACCGAGGACACTATTGTTGTTGCTCAAGACTCTCCCGAGGGTGCAAAAATCGTTTTTCAAGAAAAATATGAAGTATTTTTGACTGAAGGTGAATTTAGAGTTGTCACTTTGAGCGGAAAGATGCTAGCCTTCAAGAAAGATACTAATTGCGGTTGCGGATCTCGTCTTCGTAGTTGGAACCCCTACCGTACACTGAACTCCATGAAGGATGAATTTTGATTATCGACGTTTTTACTTACGTACTTATGGCCCTAGCTGCATACCGCCTAACACGACTGCTCACAACAGACGTTATTCTTGAAGGTCTACGTGAAAAGATCTGGAAGAAGTATCCGCCAGAGACAAAGATCGGCTATTTATTCACTTGTAACTGGTGCATGAGCATTTGGACCGCGGCGTTCATTATTGGGCTCGCTTCACTGCTCCCAGCAGTTGCGTATGTGGTATCATTAATCTTGTCTATCTCTGCACTCGTAGGCTTAGTAGCGACCAAACTAGACAACTAACAGGGAGTCCCCTTGGGAATTTTCAAGAAGAGCAATTCAGCCAATAACGGACCTAGAATTTCAGGTCTTCGCGCTTCGGCTGCTCGCAACGCAACCCCAATTGCCCCTGGCATTTCAGTGGACTCTTTTGGAATCATTCGCGCAGAGCCAGCAGCTTTCAACTCAATCCGTCCGCTCACTGCTGCAGCTATGCAGGTCAAGATGGACGACAAATCAGAGGCAGAGCGTTTTAAAGCTCGCCGTCAGTCAGCGTCCTCGAGCTGGCAAGCAGAAGCTTGGGAATACTACGACGCAATTGGTGAAGTTAAGTACGCTTTCAACCTAGTTGCTTCTGTTGTATCTCGTATCCGCCTTTACGCGGCTGTTGTAGATGATCCGTCACAGGCTCCGGTTCCACTAGAGAAGTCAAGCACCATCTCTCCAGAACTTGCCGCTGCAGCCCAGCGCGCTATTGACCGCCTTGACTCTGCTTACGGAGGTCAGGCTGGTCTTCTTAAAGACGCTGCTCTAAACTTGCAGGTCACCGGTGAGTGCTACCTAGTTCAGATCCCAGAACGCATTGGTTCACAGATCCCAGAGTCATGGGATGTTCGTTCAGTAGACGAACTTCAGATTGACGCAAAGGGTAACTACGTTATCAACCCAATTCGAGATGTTGGTGGCTCATCTAGCATGTCTGCAAGTAAGAATGCAATTCGCCTACCATCAGATGCTTTCATTGGTCGCATCTGGAAAGCGCACCCTCGCTACTCAATGGAATCAGACTCTTCACTACGCGGTCTACTCGACCTCTGCGCCGAGCTTCTACTTCTAAACCGTACTTTCCGTGCAACTGCACGTTCGCGCTTGAACGCTGGTGCTCTTTACTTGCCAGACGGCTTGAGCGTTGCAGCATCTCCAGATCCAGACTACCCATACGACGAAGATGGCGAATTCAACGAGCAATACAACACTGAAGAAGCAGCTGACGATTTCGAAGATCAACTGATCGACGCGATGACTACTCCGATCAAGGACGAGGACTCCGCGAGCGCCGTTGTTCCACTGATTATTCGTGGTCCTGCAGAACTTGGCGACAAGATCAAGCAGTTTAAGTTTGAGCGTTCATTCGACGATGCACTTGTTGCACGTGCTGACCGTGTACTAGATCGAATCATGCAAGGCCTAGACGTCCCTAAGGACGTTGTAACAGGTCTAGCAAACGTTAAGTACTCTAACGCACTGCAGATTGACGAGGCCCTGTACAAGGCGCACATCGAGCCCCTGATGCTTCTTATTGTGGACGCGCTTACTGTTGTCTACCTACGCCCTTACCTGATTTCTATTGGTTACTCGGAAGCAGATGTAAAGCGCGTTAACGTTTGGTATGACCCAAGCCAGGTTGCTACTCGTAACGACCGCGCTGCAGATGCAGATGCAGGTTTCGACAAGATGGCAGTATCGTTCGACACCTGGCGTCGTGCTCACGGATTCTCGGACCAAGACGCTCCAGATCCAACTGAACTTGCACTTCGTTTGATTGTAAACAAGGGCATGATCACGCCAGAGCTTACCGAGCAGATGCTAAAGGCAGTTGCTCCAGAGCTTAGTAACCTAATTCGCGAAGCTTCCCAGGCTGCAAACGTTGCTCCTATTCCAGCAGAAATTGATCAGCTACTACAGGGCGGTGAGCCGGTAGCAGAAGCTCCAGCAGTCCCTGCCGAACCTGCCCCTGCAGAAGCAATCCCACCTACCGCCGCTCCGGCATTAGCAGAACCAGAGGCATAGTATGAAGACTCCAAATCCAGAGCTTGGCGAAAAGCTAGCGCATCTTCTCTCAGACGTAGTGTCTCTAGGGTTTATTACTCAGGGGTACCACTGGAACGTCAAGGGCATGAACTTTGCCCAGTTCCACGAGTTCTTTGCAGAAATCTATGAAGACATTGACAGCGCAATTGACCCTCTTGCAGAGAACATCCGCAAGCTAGGTTTCGACGCTCCATACCTTCTAGAAGACTTTCAGGGCATGACCTGTATTCACCAAGAACGCTTAGGCGGGGACCCTCTAGCTATGCTTGCTTCCCTAGCTGAAGCAAACTCTATTGTTTCAAACTGCTACGTAGGAGCCTTTGCTCTTGCCGATTCATGCAACGAACAAGGTATCGCAGACTTCCTAGCTGGACGTATCGATATGCACGCTAAGTGGCAGTGGCAACTCGAGGCGTCGCTAGGTCTACGCTAGAATAAATCTTTTCATAATACGGTAAAATTCTAATAAGCTTAAAAATATAATAGCTACGCCAGGAAGGCCAGCCAGTGAGCCACGAACTACACAACCTCGTTACTAAAATCGAGAACGCATGCGACCCAGACTCATACGAAGTCGCTGATACCGAATACCTAGTACGTCTAGCAGTAGCTGAGTACGTAGTTGCTCAGAACGGCCTCGTTGCCTCTGCTCGTGTTGTAGAACCATCTGCTGCTCAAAAGGTTATTGACCGCCACATTCGCGAGAACATTTCCGCTGCTGATCCTCAGACTTGGTTTGCTAACGTAGCCACCAAGATTGCTGATTTCCTAGAACTTGCTTACGAAGACCGCACTAACAACGAGTCTGCAGAGTACGTAGATCTTCTACCTATCGGCCACCCTCGTAACACCAAGAACTTTGGCCTAACTGCAAGCGCTCGCATGGAAGCAATCGCTGAGTGGGTAGCTGCTGATCCTCGTATTACTACCGACCTAGGTCGTCAAGCCGTTTACAGCGCTTTCCGCGCAAAGCCTGATTCACTAGAGGCTACCTACGCAAACGCAAAGGTTGAAGCGCTCTGCGCTTCTGGCGTTTTGCCAGCTGATTTTGCATACGAAGCAATCGTTGCATCTTTCAAGAAAATGTCTTTCGCTGAGCGTTCAGCGCGTTCTAGGGCTCTAGCTAAAGTACGTCGCTATGACCGTCGCCGTCGTTACGCCAACGAGTTTGGACGCCTACGCGGTTTCTTTAGCAAGGGTGATGGCTCCATGTTCAGTGCTACCGGCAAGATTGCTGGTGCAGTTCCAGGAGAGAACAAATACTACGTAGAGTTTGACGGATCTGATCCTGACATCCCGAAGGGTGTTTATGTTCAAGATGCATCTAAGTCTGAAAACGTAAGAGCCCTTCTGTCTCAGCGGACGCTTAAGAACGCACCTAACCTACGCAAGCCAGCAAGTGAATTTGACAAATTTGATCAAGAGTCCGCTGTGAGCCTAGACGAGTTCCTTGCTACCAAGGTTGAATCTCCTGGCGACTGGACTAAAAACAAAGACGGCTCTTTCTCTTCTAAAACCGGAAACAAGGTTAAAGAAGTTAACTCTCTACCAGAGGGTGACTACTACTTCGAAGGCGTTGGCGAGAATAACGAGCAGGACCTAGGCGAACCTCTATTCGAGATC